CGGGGATTAACCCCACCCTTTTGGGGTGTGCGAGAGGAGGCTTGTTATGCAGATCGTCGAAGTTGTGGCTGATGGATCCAAGAAGGTATCGCCGTATTTGGAGATACCAGGATCCCGTAACCTTACAACCATCGCCGCTGATGCAGTGGCAAGTCCGACAGCTTGTGTTTGGTCACTAACCGGTGACCGTTTAGAACCTATCCCTGATAAAATCACTCATTCTCGGAGTCCGAAAGACCCTGAGAGTTGGCGTGATATTAGGAAATCTGGCCGTGTTAAGATGACTGATTATCATAACATAAGTGAGAAGGTAGAGATACCCTTTTACCATGTTTATGCCAATCATTGTGTTAACAGTTCCAGAAGCACCTGTCATACTTGTCGTTTTGATGATGTTGATGGCGGCATACGTGTCTACAGACACACTCGTGCCGCCAGATCTTCATCAGCTTCGATTTTGTTTGACGTTTATCAGGATGTTCAACCTTTCTATCCGTTATACGAACCAGAAGGCCTCTTTGATACCGTATCTCAATTTGAGAACGATGTCTTAGAAGCAAAATGGAAAGTATCAACTAAAGTCAAAGAGGGTTATGACCCCTTGACTGAGATAGCTGAGGCGAAAAAGACACTCATGTCCGCTAAGGACCTCCTCCAGGACTTCGGCAATATATTTGCCGCTTTTCGTCGGAGGATCGGCTCATCCCCAACCTCACAAAAGGTTGGTGCTGTTGCCCAAGAGTGGCTTAGGTTCCAGTACGCTGTCATGCCCATCGTTTACTCCCTTGAGGACATTGCTGAACTCATCGGAAGGAACGGTTCCTATTTTACAGCTAAGAGCGGTGCTCTTTGCAGTTTTGAAGGACAGGGCATTCCTAGGTTTCCATCTAACCCTCACTACTATCGCCGCGTTAGTTATAATGCTAAAGCGGTTGCGGTTGGTAAGGCTCGGTATGGTTCTCTAGGTTCCTCTCTCGGACGACTTTCCTTTAATCCAGGTAAAACTGCTTGGGAATTAATTCCCTACAGTTTCGTGGTCGATTGGTTTATCGGTATTGGTGACTGGATTCTCATCCACGCCCCTAATATGGTAACCTTTTCGGACGCCTTGGAAGAAAGTTATTGTTCGTCCATTCGTCTGACCAAAGTTGATGAGATTTTCTTTCGTGATCGGAACGTCGTGTTCGATTATTATGAACCGGCGGCCTTCTCACTTCAAGATAGCTCTCTTCAAACGCTCACCTTCTCGGAATACTCCATACCAGCGGTTATTGCCTGGTATGATGCACCTCCAAGAAGATTTGAGCTTAGGTCTCGTGGTGATTCCCTTGTAAAGAGAATAACCACTGATTCCTATATCCGGTCAGTTTTCAAACCTAAAGAGTTACCTATTCGCATTTCTACCAGTATTACAAACTGGAGGAATTGGCTCACAAGTTTCTCTTTAGTTTACCTTAACCTACTTGCCTCCATAAGGAGACTCTGATGAACGAATTACGTGTCATCAGTAGTGACGCAAATTCCGTCACTTATGCAAACCCTGCCGACCCCAACTACACTGTTCGTTTCAAGACTAACTCCAGTATGAAGAATGTAGACGGTTCCCGTCTTCAGAACTTCATTACTGAAATTATCGTGAACGATACAAATGCCGTCGCTGTCGGTTCTTCCTCCGTGAGTGATGCGTTGTCTCTGCGTATCCGATTCTCGGGTAGTGACCTGAGTAAAGCACGTTTGATGGCTATTGCCAACAGTGTTTTTGCCCAGTGTACTAGCGAGTGGTTCGCACAGCATATCTTGATCGGCTTCCGGCCGGACACATCACCAAACGCCGTTACTTAACGGCCAGGAGTTTTGGCGATGAAAAGCGTCATAAGCGCTTATCAAAAGATCCTCACATCTTACGAGTTTACTCCTTCTGGGAGTTTCTCGGAGAGCTTCGCGCAAGCGAGGTTTCACAAAAAGATGGAGAAGCCCTCAAATGAAAGAAATGAAGAACGTTCAGCTAGATGCTGGACCGATTTCAAAACTTTCGATGAGTCCTTACCTGATATCAGATTACCTCCTGGTGTCTGGTATAAGGCACGTTTCTTTTTGCACGAACTTGTTCGTGATTTTAAGCTCGGAGACGTGGACTTGCCCTCTGGTTCTGAATTCTATCCAACATTTGGACGGAATTCGACCGAAAGTAAGCTTGCACGATCCCGATGGAGTGTTACTCGTGATGCATTCGACGATTTTGCCAAAATCGTTTATCATCACAAGGCACTCAAACGTGCTTTCAGGTATCGCTATAAATCCTGGTTTCGAAAGAAAAGATTTGACCTTACTCCTCGACAAGCTAACAACCTCCTTTACAGGAGACTTGTACTTGATGGAGGAGGGAGTACCTACGATATTTTCGTATGGAAACTCTCTCGTATAGTATCGTTCGTTAATGGAAGTCGGTTTTCGACTGTCCCAAAGAACAATACCAACGACAGGCCAATTAATCTTGAACCTTTCGGAAATTTGGTGGTCCAGCGCGCTATAGGCAATGGCATCCGTACGATTCTTAAAAGAATCGGTGTGGACTTAGATACCTTAGCTGATTCACATCGGCGAAGGATCCAAGATAAAACCATTTCTACAATTGACTTATCAAACGCTAGTGA